ACGGCCTGTTCACCGACGAGTGCAAGGCCGAGCACAACATCGACATCGGCCAGACGGTAATCTACGCCTACGGCGGCATGAAGCAGATCGAGGCCGTCACCCGGAACCCTCGGTCCCTGGAGGGCAACCGGCCGACGCTGGTGATCCTGAACGAGACCCACCACTGGATCGACTCCAACTTCGGCCGCGCGATGGCCCGCGCGATCGAGCGGAACGCGACCAAGGCGAAGGGCGGCGCGGCCCGGCGGCTGTCGATCACGAACGCCCCCGACCCGTCCGAGGAGTCGGTCGCGATGTCGGAACGCAACGCCTACGAGCTGATCCAGGCGGGCGACGCCATGGACGTCGGGATCCTCTACGACAGCCTGGAGGCCCCGCCGACTGCGCGGCTGCGCCCCAAGTTCGACGACGACCTCGAGGCCGAGATGGACGACGAGGCCCTCGAGATGCTGACCCGTAGGTACCTGCGCCGGGTGCTGGAGATCGTCGTGGGCGACTCGTGGTGGCTCGACCTGGACTCGCTGATCAACTCGATCCTGGACCCCAACGAGGACAACACCCCGTCGATGATCCGGCGCTGGTGGTTCAACCAGATCACCGGCTCCGAGGACGGCTGGGTGGACGCCCGCGCCGTCGACGCCGCGGTCTACGAGATGGCCAAGGAAGCCCGGTCCGCGCTGGAGATCACCGACACCAAGCAGATCCTCGAGGCGGGCTGGCTGGTCATGCCGGACGAGCCGGTCGTGATGTTCTTCGACGGGTCGAAGTCCCACGACGCCACCGGCCTGGTCGGCTGCCGCCTGCGCGACGGCTACATCTTCACCATCGGGGTGTGGTCGCCGCCGAGGACGAAGGAGAAGCGGAAGGGCTGGACCGTGAACCGGTCCGCCGTCGACGCCCGGGTCCGCGAGGCCATGACCCGTTTCAACGTCGTGGCGTTCTGGGCCGACCCCTCGCACACCAAGGACGACGACAACACCAGCTACTGGCTGCCGTTCATCGACACATGGATGCGTGACTTCAAGAACGACGACCCGATGGGCCGCTGGAAGGCGCTCGACCCGGCCTGGTGGCCGATCAAGTCCGGGCTGCGGCAGCACGCGGTGTTGTTCGACATGGCCTCCGCGGACCGGCAGAAGGTCTTCATCGGCGCGGCCGAGGAGTTCGTGGCCACCATGGAGCAGCTCAACGACATCGAGGAGTTCGAGCCCGGCTTCAAGATCGACGGCCACCCGACCCTGGTGACGCACCTGAAGAACGCCCGGGAGTACCTCCACCCCCTCGGCGGCACCTCGCTGATGAAGGACGGCCGGGAGTCGCTGAAGAAGATCGACCTGGCCGTGTGCGCCGTCGGTGCCCGGATGCTGCGCCGGATCGTCCTGAACTCCGAGCAGGAGGAAGAGGAAGAGGTCGACAGCGAGATCTGGGGCGCGGTCCGGTGATCGACTGCGAGAGCTGCGGCCAACCCTACGACGGCACCAGGTACCGCTGGAGGTGCCCAGCTTGTGGGTGGAAGACGACATGCTGCGACGGGGCACCCTTGCCAGCCTGCCGACCGGAGGCGTAGGATGTCCAACATGCGAGAGCCCCACTTCACCGAGGTCCACCTGTCCGGCCTCTGGGACGCCCCCCGGCCGCGCTGGGTCGCGCTCATCAAGGCCGCCGCCTACGAGGCCGACGTCATCACGATCACCGAGTTCACCCAGCTCCCGATCGGCGCATGGACCCCGGACGGCTTCGAGCTCATCTACTACCCGGGCCAGGGCCGCAACGAGTGCGCGATCCTCTACAAGACGAAGACCTTCCCCCGGGTCCTCGACCGATGGTGCATCCCGATCTCCAGGACGCCGTACGCCCTCGGGTCCGGCAAGATCCGTCCCCGCATCCACCTGCTCGGCGCCGAGCTCGAGCACGTCAGCGGCGAGAGGGCCAACATCGAGGTCTGGCACGCCCCGTCGGCGATCGAGGGCAAGAACGGACTGATCCGCGGAGTCCGCCGGGTCAAGGCACTGTTCGAGGCCCTCACCGCGATCAACCTGCACCGCAAGGCCGAGCTCCGCGGCGAGGCCAACGTGCTCGCCGCCGACTGGAACCTGAACCTCAAGCGCCCGTGGGTCGCCGCCCTGCTCCGCGCTAAGCTGCGTGGCCTACGCAACGCCTGGAGGATCTGGCCGCAGGGCGGATCCCACGGGGACCGACTGATCGACGGCATCCGCGTCTCGCGGAAGCTGCGCATCGTCGGGAGCTCGCGACTGGCGAAGCCGTTCGCTCCGTTCGACCACCGGATGGTCATGACCGAGCTGGCCTGGGTCAAGCGCTGATAGGCTAGTGACCAGCACTGACCCATCCGGGTCCACTCGAGCACGGTCGGAGGCCCACGCGTGGCGATGAAGCAGGGCGCAGCCAAAGAGACGGCTCACGCATACTTCCCGTCGTTCCTCCGCTCCCGCGCGCGTTCGATCCTCCTCGACAAGTGGCAGAACAACCGCCAGTACGACATCGAGGAGGAGGAGACCACCAGCCGTTTCAACGGCCAGGTCTACCGCCCCCAGGGCGGCACCGACGCGGTCACCGATGAGTACACCCAGCTCGAGTCGCTGGCGGCCTCCGGGTTCGCCGGTCTCGTCGTCACCACGCTGGCCCAGACGGCGTACGTCCAGGGCATCAAGCGTCCCGGAGACAGCGACAACGACGCCTCGTGGCAGACCTGGCAGGCCAACCGCTGGGACTCGGTCCAGACCTCGGTGCACCGCTGCGCGATCGGCCAGGGCGTGGCGTACGGCGTCGCGATCCCCGGCAAGGACCCGCTGACCGGCAACCCGATGACCCGGTACCTGGCGCGGTCGCCGATGAAGATGGCGGCGTTTTACGACGCCGACGACGACGAGTGGCCCATGTTCGCCATCGAGGCGGAGCCGCAGCAGTTCACCGGCCTGCTCGACGGCAACGGCGAAGCGGCCACCAAGGGCTGGATGGTCCGCCTCTACGACGAGGACGTCATCCACCGCCTCTCGTGCGAGGGCAACGGCACCGAGATCGACTCGTGGACCTACATCGACCACGTCGAGCACGGCCTCCCCGTCCCCCCGGTGGCGCGCCTCGCGAACCGGATGGACCTCGAGGGCCGGGCCGTCGGCGAGATCGAGCCCGTACTGCCGCTCCTGCGTCGCATCGACCAGGACGTCTTCGACCGCCTCATCGTTCAGCGCTTCGGCGCCTGGAAGGTCCGCTACATCGCGGGCATGGCCAAGCCGAAGGACGCCACGGAGGAGCGTGCCCAGGCGATCCGGCTCCGGGTCCAGGACCTCCTGATCTCCGGGAACGAGAACACGAAGTTCGGCACCCTGGACGCCACCGACCCTGCCGGGTTCAGCGGTGTCACCGACGCCGACCTGAGGATGCTGTCCGCGGTCACCCAGACCCCTCCGCATCACCTGCTCGGCCTCAGCTCCAACCTCCAGGCCGAGGCGCTGGCCGCGGCCGAGTCCGGCCTGCAGCGCAAGTCCCACGACTTCCGGATCAACGCCGGGGAGTTCCATGAGCAGATGTCGCGGATGGACGCCATGTACCGCGGCGACTTCGCGGCCGCGGCCGCCACCGACCGGCAGGTCCGCTGGCTCGACACCCAGTCTCGCGCGTTCGTGCAGACCGTCCAGGCCCTCGGCATGGCCGCCACGCAGCTCAAGATGCCCGTGGAGATGCTCTGGGAGCGCTTCCCGGACTGGACCGACTCGGACACCACCCGGGCCAAGGAGCTCGTCGAGAACGGGTCCATCGAGGCCCTGCTCGCCGAGTTCATGGGGACGGAGCAGACCGGTGCCCCTGGCGCCCCCGTCCAGTGACGCTGGCCGACTGACCGAGGCCTACCGGCAGGCCCAGGCGACCCGAGCAGCACAGGTCGCCGCCCTCGTCGCGCTCTACTACCGGACCCGGGTCGACCCGGCCAACGAGAAGTCGGTCAAGGCGTGGCTCGACCAGGCCGTCCGGCTCCTCATGACCGAGCACCGGCGCCAGGCCCAGTCCGGGGCGCTGTACGCCACCGCGCTGCGCCGCCTCGAGCTCCCGGGCGCCGCCCCGAAGAGCTTCCTGCCGCACACGATCGCCACCGAGGAGCAGATCGAGACCAGCCTGCGGGTGGTGGGCCCCGCCGCCTACATGAGCACCTTCCGCGACATCGCCCTCGACGACGAGGTCGACGACCTCGAGAAGAAGGCCAAGCTCGAGCTGGCCAAGAAGTCGATCGAGGTCCGCATCACCGGCGCCGCCCTCCGGCACGCCCAGAACGGCGGACGGCAGACGACGTACGCCGCGGCCACGACCGACAAGGTTGCGCTCGGCTACATCCGGGTCACGCGGGACAAGCCGTGCTACTTCTGTGCCCTCCTGGCCAGCCGCGGCCTCCAGGAGGGATTCACCTACACCGAGGACAGCTTCGACCTGTCCGACGCCCGCTTCACCGGCGAGGGCACGGCCAAGGTCCACGACAACTGCCAGTGCCACCTGAAGCCCGTCTACCTCGACACCGACGACTACGTCGACCGGTCCGAGTTCTTCGAGAACCTCTACCGGGAGTTCTCCACCGGCTCCAGCCAGGACGCGATCAAGAGCTTCCGTACCGGCTACAACGCCTGGGCGTCCGGCAAGGTCACCGTCGACT